AGTCCAACTAAAAAAGTCGTTTAGTTCCATATACTGAACACTCAACAAGATTATTATTGCTCAACAAGAGCCATCTTCACGACTGGAGTGGCACAGAGATATGGCAAAAAAAGAACCTCAATCATTATTTCAGAGACTCTCTAAGCTTTTTAAAAGTGGTCCTGTTGTAAAAAGAAAAATTAGAACACTTGACACAACTGTTGCCGTCGCTGACAAAACCAAGTCTAGTGGAGCTCTGCTATTTCAGAAGTCTCTTGCTCCAACATACGCAACTATAACTGCTAATGCGTATAACCTCTCAGAACGTCTGATGAGGTATAACGATTTTCAAGAGATGGAGTATTGCCTACACAAGGACACACTGATAGCTGTCCCGGGAGGATATAAAACCATTGAAGAGCTTGCTGCTGAGTGTGAGTCAAATCCAGAATATACATTTGTTGTGTATTCATATGATCACAATGAAGGTAGGATCATTCCTACAGTTGGAAAGCAGGCACGACAGACTCGAGTCGATGAATCATATACTGTTACTTTTGATAACGGAAAAAAGATCATTGGTACTCCCAATCACCGTCTAATGAAGCGTGATGGAACGTTTTGTAAGATAGAGGACCTAAAGCCCGGTGATGCGATGATGCCGTTCTATCGTCGTGATCTTTTCAACGGCTGCAAAGAAGAAGGTGATGGATATCGTTGGATCTACACGATGGATCGTAGGTCAAAAATGAACGGATGGACTCCTGAGCATCGTCTTCTGGGCGAAATGATCAAGGGTTCTTCTCTTGCAACGGACGAAATTGTTCATCATGTTAATTTCATCAAGCATGACAATAGAATAGAAAATCTTCGTGTGATGACAGAGTCTGATCACAAGAATCTCCACACAAAAATTATCAATGGAGTAAAGTGGTCTGAACAAAATTCAGATTGGATTCAACAGTTCAAAGCTAATCACTCAAAGTTCATGTCAGAGAACAACCCAGCTGAGCGAAAGGATATAACTTTCGGTCGAATATTAGAAATCTCTGAAAGAGTGAATTTCAACTCCAGAAAACTTTGTGATGTGCTTGACACTGATCTCAATGTCATCAAGCGTCGATTAAAGAAACATGGTTATAAAAACTTTGAGACGTTTGCGCGAGCCTACAATCCAGATTGGCACAACGCAGGGTGGAATAATCAAGGTCAGAATAATCCAAGGTATAATCATTCAATAACCTTTGATCGAATTTGTTCTAATTTTTCTAAGGGTATGTCCGTAAAGGAGCTGGCTGACTCCTTAGGAACATCTGAGTCAATTATTTCAAATAGATTGAAAGAAAAAGGATACAAGAATTATTCTGATTTCTCAAGCACGTATGATAATCTCAAGGTAGTTTCTGTAGAGTATCATGGTGTAATACCTCTCTACGATTTAACGGTTGATGGTTATAAGAACTTTGCAACAGACACAGTTATTTCGCACAACACTCCTGAGATTGCAGCTGCTATGGACATCTACGCAGATGAAACAGTGGCCCAAGATGACAAAGGTCGTGTGCTTCACATCTACTCAGACAACGAGAAGATTAAAGAGATACTTGAGGATCTCTTCTATAACACACTTAATGTTGAGTTTAATCTACGCTCATGGGCGCGTAACCTTGTAAAGTACGGCGACTTCTTTCTATACAATGACGTCTCTCCTCAGTACGGTGTCATCAATGCCTTTCCAATACCGGTCAACGAAATAGAGCGTGAGGAAAACTATGATCCTAATGACCCGTTCGCTGTCCGCTATCGATGGGTAACACTTGGTAATCGCACCCTAGAAAACTGGGAGGTTACCCACTTCCGTCTCCTAGGCAATGACATGTTTCTACCCTATGGTTCATCCATCATTGAACCAGCTCGTAGGATTTGGAGACAACTTATTCTCATTGAAGACGCAATGCTTGTCTATCGTGTTGTTCGAGCTCCAGAACGAAGAGTGTTCTACATAGATGTTGCAAATATTCCTCCTGAAAACGTACCCATGTACGTGGAGGAGCAAAGAAAGAATCTTAGGACGAATCAGGTCGTCGATCGGGCGACAGGAAGGTTAGATTTGCGTTATGCTCCTCTTTCCATTGAGGACGATTATTTTATTCCTGTACGTGGCGGCGAAAGCGGCACAAAAATCGACACGTTAGCGGGGGGACAGAACGCCGCTGCGGTTGAAGATGTTGCTTATATTCAGAAGAAGCTTTTTGCTGCATTAAAGATTCCTCGTGCATATCTTGGATATGATGAGATGTTGTCTTCAAAGGCTACATTGGCTCAGGAAGATATACGCTTTTCTAGGACAATAAATGTTATTCAGAAGGTACTTCTAGCCGAGCTGAATAAATTGGCAATAATTCATTTATATTCTAATGGGTTTGATTCTGAAGACCTTCAGAATTTCACTCTCCACCTCTCTAATCCATCAACTGTGGCTCAGCAACAGAAGCTTGAACTGTGGCGTGCAAAATTTGAGATTGCTGGATCTGTGCCTGAGGGAATGGGAAGCAAAGAATTTGTTCGAAAGAAGATCTGGGGTCTTAATGACGAAGAGATTGCTCTGATTGATGAGCAAAGATATAAAGAGAAGCTTACTGATCAAAAGATTGAAAGTGCTCAAGCTGAAAGCAGCGAAGAATCCGGCGGTGGAGAAGAATCTGGTGGAGATATTTTTGGCGGAGGAGAAGAAGAGGCTGGGGGGGGGGGGGGAAAAAAACGCCGGGG